CGCGATTCATCGACGCGCACTGATTCGATGCGGTCATCGAACTGAAAAATCGTGCTCTCCATCGCCAACACCGTACTGACACCGCCTTCGGCCAATGTATTGCGGTAGCGAAGTTTGAACTCAGAGTCTTCTTCCCTATCGCGTCCTTGTTGGAACCGCACATCACCAAGCGCTCCCGTTGGACTGGAGTTGGTTACCGCATCCACGCCGGAAACCGGCGAATCGAACTCGGTGATTTCGTCAGCTTCCACATTGGTTTCCTGTCCCAACCACTGTTCGGCAACATCCGTCTGCCACGGACTCAACGCCCGAATGGGAACCTCGGAAACGCTTGTTTCGCCCTGCTGGATGGTTGCGCTTTCGGTTGTTTCGAACGGGATGGCCGGACGTGATTGGGTTTCGACCGTCGTCACGACCGTTCCTTCCGGAATCGAAATATTAGTTGGCGCATCCGAATCACGCATGAACGTGACCTCGCCCTCTGCGGGTTGCAACTGTCTCCGAGAAAAGCCGGCCAGTGCGAGTTGTTTGTCCAACTGCTGGCCTTCGGCGTCCTCGAAAAACGACGCGAAGTAGCTTGCTTCGGTTGCATCCCACTGACGGGCGTGTTCGATTGATTCGGCGTCGATTATCTGCTGAATCGGGGCGTTCTGTCGTAAGCTGATATCACCACCCATTTTCTTGACGTAGTTTTCCCGCATATCCGAGCGGATTTGGTCGATACTCTTCTTGTTGAACTCGCCGTCGGGGCCGATTCCAAACTCTGTCATAGCTCTACTCCGAAGTTCAGTTCTGTATCAGTTTCCAGCGTTACGGCAACCGTTACCTCGCGGTTGCGTAACTCGGCTGTTGTCGTTGCATCGGATTGTTCGACCGTTACGCGGTCCACTGTCGCCACACGGTCGTCAGACTGGAGTGCAAATCGAACTTCGCGTTCGAGCACCGCAGAAGACGCACCAGAAACCTCGAACAACCGAAGTCCGTGGTCGGTATCGAACCCGTCTTCTCCCCTAATTGTCGATAACAACACCTTCAGTTCCGTGATTACGGCTTCCTCGTCGGACAGAAACCGCGCACGACCGCTCGCATCGGTGAAAATGTCGCCATCCGAAGTCAACGCCAACGTGCGTTCGAACGCCATTGTTAGCTTGCCTCCGTGTGCTCAGAACCGGGGTCGGCAACCGTGACCTCTTTTATTTCGGCTCCCGAACCGCCTTCGGCGGAATCGCCCGTATCTTCGTACTCCAGTATTGCGTCTTCGGTCAACACAGGCGCGGTTGCATCGGGGTCACCGAGAAACACGTTCCCGTCGGGGTCCATCCGAATCACGTTGCCCGACTGGTGTTCGACACGGACTTCGCCATCGGGAAGCATATGCAACGCCGAACCGTCGTCCTGCATGGCTATCAGTAGCTCACCGTCTTCGTGGTCGGGTACGTCCATATCGTCAAGCCACAACTGAGGTAAGAACACCGCGTCCTCGACCGTATGGCGACGTTGGCCCTCGGGTTCGACGTGGCCCGACTCCTGAATCTGTTCTGCAAACGGTTCGTGCAGATGCAACAACACTCCTTCATCGTCCTGCTCGATTGGCACCACCAGTCCCTTTCCATCGCCGGCAAACAGTGAGGCAATCGGGACGTTGTCTACGAAGACGTTATCGTCCGATTTCAAACTCACCACCAACCGTCGGTTTTCGGAATCGACCTCCTCGACAATACACGCCGTTGCGGTGTACATGCCTTTGAGTTCATCCCGAATGAGTTGTCTGATGCGAGTTACAATGTTCGCGTTGTGTTTGTTGGCCATTGTTACAGTCCTCCAAGCGACGGCACGAACTCATCGGAAACATCGAGCGGTTCCAACACCCGACGGTCGCGGCGTTCGACATCGTCCATCCGTTCGACTGTGGCGCTCATTGTGTGGGTTCCCCCCGAGGTTGAATCGAACGAATAGCTCACGACTTTGTACACCCCGCTGAACCGGTCGGTTTCCAACACCACTTCTTGGCCTTTGGATATCCGTGGGTCCAACATCGCCTCTAAATTCAGGCGGTCAGAGCCGCTTTCTTCGACATCGGCGCGGTCAACCGTAATCAGATTCGTCTCATAAGATAACAACGGTGCCTCGCCGAACGCTGATTCGGCTTCGTTGAAAAACAACGTGCCGTTTTCGACGTGCCACTCCCACGTTTCATCGGTGAGTGCTTCGGCGTAGTCCAGCAACTCATCGAACCAGTGTTTGAGTTTCCGGTCCTTCGTTGCCGACCAGATGCCGTCAATCGGTGCGCCGACCGAATCCGTATCCGCACCAAGCCCAACCATCGACGCCAACTCGGTTGCAATCGCATCGGGTGGTTCGTCCTCGAAAGCTATCGGAAACCACGGCCTGCAACGCCTTGTCGGATTTGTCGTCGCCCCAGACCTGATACGCCATATCCTGTCCGGAAAACTCGGTGTCTCGATAATCAATCTCGCCGAAAATCACCGGCTCGACGGTTTCGGACTCCCAACCTAATTCGACAACCACGTCATCCTCTTGGGCTATCGAATCCCAGTTGTCCGGTCCGATGTTGAACAGCGTAATATCGAAGTTGAACGGGTCGGAGTCGGGCATACTGACCGTGATGTCCATATCATACGCTTCATACGAGGTGCCGTCAATAATGACGTTCCGAACGGGTTTCCAAAGCCTACTCATGAATTACCACTCCGCTGGGTCTTGACCACCCGGCCCCGGATGAACATACAGGAATATGTCGTCCTGTAAGGTCTCGGGCGTGATGTATTGTTTCTGCCCCGTTGGGTCGGCGAATAGAAACAGACACCACGGCATGTAGTCGTACAGTCTGTACGGTTGGGCCATGCTTTTCGTTATCAACGTATCCACGTCCAGATGCCGGAGTTCTATCGTCCAGCCGTCCCGCTGGCTGTTCCACTCCATTTTCAGTTGAAACTCCTGTTGTGGAAACGAGTTTGGACGAAAAGTAACGTTAATCGGGCGGCCTTCACTGGCGCGTTGGCGTGGTAAATCAATGCGTTCGCTCATTGATTAGAACCCCAATGACGATGCAACGTTGTTTGCCGCCGATTCAACCGAATCCGCCACGCCGGACAACAACCCACCGCTGTCCTCTTGGGTTCCGGCCTGTTGTTCGTCCGCGCTATCGGCAGAGGAACTCACATCACCCGTTTCGAACGTGATTTCTGCACTGTCGAGTTCGGCAAACTCGATTTCGTCAATCTCGATAGTAACGCGGAACCCCTTTTCCATCTCACCGCCAACGGGTTGGACGGCTTCAGTACCGCCTTCGTCTTCGACTACCACATCATCGAGTTTGGCTTCCGGAATACCGATATCACCAATCGACGCCGGGAACGGGTCGTCGGACTGTCGAAGCTCTTCGAGCTGTTGGAACGTCTCGGAACCAACCCACGCCTCAATGGTTGCCGAAACGGGTTCGGTTTCCACGAACGTGTGATAGGGAGTACTGCGGTCTACGGCTTCTTCAGCCGTCTCCCAGCCCCCAGTCCGTTGGACGTTGACCACGCCTTGCAACGCAATGCTGTCGATTGTTACATCAGTCATTGAGTATCACCTCTACTGATATGTACATGTACATCCGACATATACATATACATTTCACAGGTCACCCGTTATTCGCTGGTCCAACTCGACAAGCATCTCATCGATAACCGAGCGGGTACCGTTCTCGGCGGCGTTGGACACCGTTTCGCTGTCAGCGTCGCCTTCAAAGACGAACTCCTGTTCTATCTGAATCGGTGGTAGCTCTGAGCGTTCCTGAGAAGCCTCAGAATCGGTTTCGTCATTCAGAAGTGCATCTGGTGCAGACACGCCCGGAACGGCGTCCATCGCCCCACCCACAGCGCCAGCAAGGGGATGTGCGGATGCAACGTCGTTCACCAAGCCCATTGCGGAACTGGCAGCGCCACCAAGCTCCGATTCGTTGTCGGTAATACCGCCCGCAATCGAGGAGACAATGTTGCCACCAACCGACATAATGTCGGACAGTGGTCCTTCATCAGCGTTGGAGAACGGCGAGACGGCCCGAACGCCATCCATTACACGACCCGCCGACTCACGCACCTGTTCGCGTTCGTCGTCCAGTCCACTACTCACGCTGGAACTAATGTTCCGCCCGATATCAGTCGCGCTGGAAACCACGGAGCCTGCACCAGTAAGTGCGGACTGTACAGCCTCATCCGGATTTTTGGCCGCATTGAACACAACCGACGCTCCCGTTTCAAGGGCGTCAGTGTACGCCCCAATCGCGTCTTTGGCCAACTCGCCGCCCGGCACAGAGCCAAGCACATCCATTATGACCGAGGCTACCTGCC